TCACCAAGAGCATATTGCTATGACTCTGGCTTTACCGGCTTGATCTAACACAATACTTAACCGTCCAATCAAAATATTACCTAATCCAAAGAATAAAATTCATGGAAACATTACAATACTTAGTAAGACGATTCACGTGATTAGTCAATAGGCCCTATGAACTATGAAGGCATATGTTACATACGCCCACAGTACCTGGGGATTAAAGATAAAAGCGAAAACATCGACCGCAGAAGTCCAAGTGGATTTAAACCCATTAGGCCCTGCGCTTTCGAGTAAAAGTAATTTAGGAGTATCAAGTTTGAAGAACGACAAAGGTAGTTCTTTCATCGCTCTGACAAGCATAGCTGAGTCAATACTCTTACATAACCCTGTAAAGGGAGATATAATTGTATCCAGGCTTGGCAAAGGTTTTTGTCGGAACTATTCTAAAGATACTAAGCAGAGATAAGATACAAGTAACAATATTATTATATTCTTTATAGTTGAAGATCAATACATCTCTATTAGAAATTAATAGGAAGTATAGTCTCAAAACTATTCTAAGAACTTTTGGTATTATTACAGGTAAACCTCATCGGTCTTTTCGGACCATGATTTGCCCTGAGACAAACCCGATCTGTGGAGTACCGGCTAGAAACATAATTACACATCTTAGGCATTCTTTAAGATAATTGAAAGGGTGCATATTTACACCTTTTCCTTTATATAAAGGTCCTAAAATTTTGATAATTCTGTTTCTAAGAATTCTAAATGCCCACTCATATTCCTGTACGCTGTAGATCCAGACTGCTAACCCGAAGAATTTGTTAACCTCTTTCAATCTCAACCAAAAGCTTTAAAGCTTAGTTTGGGGAGAAAGAATTCGTTCAACAAGTAATTCGGTTAGCTTAACCAGTGATGTGTATAAAATGTTTGTGAAAACAAATAGTTTTATATATATTAACTGTTTTACCTGGACTCTACTTTCGCATGTCGCAATAAGCGAGGTGCTAGCACACTTACCGAGTTACTCTCATGACGGAGTAAAGCAATTTCGTTAATGGC